AAATAAATTCACTTGATGATTTTACGCAAGCTAGAGAAGAGTCAGAAGCTCTTCCTGAAGATGTGGCAGCTTACTTTAAATTTAAAAAAGATACAGGTCGTGGAATTGAAGACTTTGTTAATTTAAACAAAGACCTTAATGAAATGAATCCTGACAAATTGCTAAAGAGTTATTTACTGGCAACTGAAAAGGGTCTTGATGAAGAAGACATCGATGATATGATGGAAGACTATTCATATGACGAAGACCTTGATGATGAATCAGATGTTAAAAGAACAAAATTAGCAAAGAAAAAAATGCTTGCTAAAGCTAAAGAGCATTTCGAATCTGAAAAAGAAAAATACAAGGTACCTCTTGAGTCAGGGGGTAGTTCAATTTCTGAAGAAGATAAGAAAGGTTTAGAGGATTATAAGCAATCTGTTCAAGACGCAAATACTTACGAGGAGGCACTAGATCGCAGAAGCGAATGGTATACCGAGAAGTTAGATGAAACCTTTAACACTGAATTCAAGGGCTTTGAGTTTGGTATAGGTGACAAAAAACTTGTCTTTTCTCCGGGAGATGCTACAGAGTTACGTAAAATACATTCAGACCCAGCGAACTTCACTAAGAAGTTTTTAACGGAAGACGGTATGTTACAAGATTCTAAAGGCTATCACAAGGCTTTGTCTGTTGCAATGAACCCTGATAAATTTGCCGCGTTCTTTTATGAACAAGGTAAAGCAGAGGCACTTGATAATGATATTCGTAAGGCAAAGAATATAAATATGTCTCCGCGTCAAACACCACAAGCATCTGCAGCTTTAGGAGGAATGCAAATACGAGCAGTAGGAGACGACAATGGTCGTGGACTAAAAATTAGAAGTAAAAAATAACAATTTAAAAAACAAAAAATTATGGCAGTACAAGCAGTACCGGGATATAACTTGCAGCCAAGTGCGCAACAAGTACCCTTAGCAACAAACTACATCAAGAACTTCGACTTCTTGAACCAGTACCTTCCTGACACTTACGAAAAAGAATTCGAGCGTTATGGAAACAGAACAGTATCATCATTCTTAAGAATGGTTGGTGCAGAAATGCCTTCTAACTCTGACCTTATCAAATGGGCTGAACAAGGAAGATTACACACTAAATATGTTAACTGTACAACAGCAGCAGCTTTAGCAGCTGATACTGCAACATTTGCAGTTAATGATACAGGGATTCCTGCATATACAGCTGACAATGCAATTGCGGTTCGTGTTGGACAAACAGTAATGATTACTGACAATGCAGGTGGAGCAAACAACAAAGCGATTATAACTGCAGTTAATGTAGGGGCAAACACTTTTGATGTAGCTTTTTATGAAGCAGCAGGAATTGCTGTTGCTGGAGCAGGTGCAGTTTTTACTGTATTTATTTATGGTTCTGAATTTAAAAAAGGATCTAACGGAATGCAAGGTTCTTTAGAAGCAGATGATATCTTCTTCGAGAATTCTCCAATTATCATCAAAGATAAGTACTCTGTATCAGGTTCTGATATGGCGCAAATCGGATGGGTTGAAGTAGCTACTGAGAATGGAGCAACTGGATACCTTTGGTATATGAAGTCTGAGCACGAAACTAGATTACGTTTTGACGATTATTTAGAGACTGCAATGATTGAAGCAGTTCCTGCAGAAGCAAATTCAGGTGCTATCGCAGCAGGTGGTGACGTAGGGAACAAAGGTTCTGAAGGAGTATTCTATACTGTAAACCAACGTGGAAACGTTTGGGGTGGTGGATATCCAACGACTCTTCCTGATTTCGATACTATCGTTTCAAGATTAGACAAACAAGGTTCTATTGAAGAGAACGTAATATTCGTTGATAGAGCATTTAGTTTTGGTATCGATGATATGTTAGCTACAATTAACGGTTACGCAGGTGCAGCTTCTGCAAATGCAGCATCTTTCGGATTATTCGAAAATGACCGTGATATGGCTTTAAACCTTGGTTTCTCAGGATTCCGTAGAGGTTATGATTTCTACAAATCAGATTGGAAATATTTGAATGACCCTACTATGAGAGGTGGTTTACCAACTGCAGCAGGTTCAGGAAAAGTAAATGGATTATTAGTTCCAGCAGGATCTACTACTGTTTATGATCAAATCTTAGGGAAGAACGCTAAGAGACCTTTCTTACACGTAAGATACAGAGCTTCTGAGACTGAAGACAGACGTTACAAAACTTGGATTACAGGTTCTGCAGGTGGTGCTGAGAACTCTGACCTTGATGCAATGGAAGTTAACTTCCTTTCTGAAAGAGCAGTATGTACTTTAGGTGCTAACAACTTCTTCTTATTTCAAAACTAGAAGTATTATTTAATATTGGAGGAGCCAATTTGGTTCCTCCAATTATTATAAAAATTTAAATTTTAATTTTAATTATATCTAATGAAAACAAAAGTTGCACAGACTAATAAGGTCTATAAACTAACTCGTGAAGAGGCTCCTCTATCTTATATGATCCCAACGAGACATTCGTCACAATTTCCATTATTATGGTTTGATGAAAAAAACAACATTAACAGAACACTTCGATATGCTCGTAACCAGAAATCTCCTTTTGAGGATGAACAGGATGGGAACATAATCGTAGAACCAATTATTTTTGAAGACGGTTTTTTACACGTACCAAAGAATAATCCAATTTTACAACAATTTCTTTACTACCATCCATTAAACGGAAAACGTTTTGTAGAGGTTGATAAAGAAGTAGATGCACAAGTAGAGGTAGATAGACTTACTGTAGAGGTAGACGCGCTTATTGAAGCACGTAACTTATCGACAGATCAAATTGAATCTATTAGTAGAGTATTATTTAATAAGGATACATCTAAGGTTACAACCTCAGAATTAAAGAGAGACATCTTAGTGTATGCTAAGAATGATCCGAGTACCTTCTTAGATGTAATTAATGATCCTACTTTGAAATTACAAGCAAGTGTGTCACAATTTTTTGACAAGGGCTTATTAGCCTTCAGAAAGAACAACAAAGAAGTATGGTATAATACCTCTTCTAACAAAACTAAAATGTTGAACATACCATTTGGTGAGGAACCAATGTTTATTGTTTCAACATTCCTTCAGTCAGATGATGGAATTGAAGTATTAAAATCGCTTGAGAAGCAAGTGTAAATAATATTTCTTATAATAATATAAGGATCTCTTCTTAAAAAGAAGGGGTCCTTTTTTTTTGTTATCTTTGTAAAAAGGTTTACAGATGATTAACTCAGTTAGAAATACAGTACTGTCTGTACTTAATAAAAATAACTACGGATACATTTCTCCGTCAGACTTTAATCTATACGCTAAGCAAGCGCAATTAGATATCTTTGAAAATTATTTTTACGAGTACAACTACCAAATAAATAAAGAAAATGCACGTTCTTCAGGGACGGGCTACGCGGATATTACAAAAGGATTAATAGAGGTTATCGATATGTTTTCAGTATCAAGCCCATTATCTTTGAGTACTACCCCACCAATGGTATCTAATATTTATTATTTACCATCACCAACAACAACAGGATATGACTACTACTTACTTAATAAAGTATTGGTATATACCACTTTACTTTCTAGCGGAACAACAGATTCTGTTTTAGCAAACAAATGTATTGACTCAACAGCGACATTCGTTACAGACGGAGTTAAAGTAGGAGATGTTATTGGGTTGGTAAGAACAAATATCACACAGTACGTAACTGTCACTCTAGTGGACTCTGAGACAGAGTTGAGCACAACTAATAGTATTTATACAAATACAGTTTGGGATGGCGTAGGAGTTAGCTATGTGGTTTACAATAACGATTTACAGGAAGCAGAAAAGGTTACTCATAGTAAAATAACTATGTTGAATAACTCTTTACTTACAGCACCATCATTGGTTTATCCTGCTTACACGGAGGAGGGATTAATAATGACTGCTTATCCAAATAGTATTAATGATATTGGTAGAGTTTTATCTCAGTATATCAGGTACCCAAATACTCCTAAGTGGACATATGTTTCTTTAGGATCAAGCGGAGAGCCTTCGTTTGACCAATCACAACCTGACTATCAAGACTTTGAATTGCCGGCTAGTGACGAAGGGGATTTAGTTCAAAAGATTTTACAGTATGCAGGAATGTCTATACGAGAAGCTTCGGTAGTGCAGTTTGCAGGAGGACTTGAAAATGCAGAAAATCAGCAACAACAATAATTATGGCATATATATCACAGTATCAGTATTACGAAAATGGGGGCACTGCTCCTACAGATGAGAATTGGGGATCATATCAATATGTTTCTTTATTTGAGATAGTCAATAATTTTATGTTGATGTATCAAGGAAACCATAGCCTTATAAATAACGAGGAGAGATTTAAGATTCTATTCCACGCAAAACGAGCTATACAAGAATTAAATTACGATGCTTTCAAGGAAATTAAAGTTCTAGAGTTAAGTGTAGATGACCAGCTTAGATTTGTATTACCCTCAGACTATGTAAATTGGGTTAGAATTTCTAAAGAATCTAATGGTATATTGTATCCGCTTAGTGAGAACATCCAGACCAATTGGTCTTCAGCATACCTTCAGGATAATACAGGTAAAATTTTATTTGATATTGACGGTAAGGCTTTATCACCTCAGTTTTCTGAGCTAGACTACGCAAGAATATTTACTATAAAACCTACGATTTATTTAAACGGAGGGTCTCCTTATAATGGTATGAGTGGATATAATGACGGTGGAGACTGGTACTTTGAAAGACAGATT